TGATCGTTGGAACATCGAGGAAGACGTTCCGATCAAGGACGCTGGTGAGATGATGCGGCTCTTGCGAAAGAGTACCAACCGTCATCCCTCACGGCTCAAGGCGCTCAAGAAGATCATGGCAGATCACCCGAAGGTCATCGTGTTCTACAACCACAACTACGAACTCGAGATCCTCCGCACGCTGATGACTGAGCTCGATATTCCCACAGCTGAGTGGAACGGTCACTACCATCAGGACATCCCACTAGAGCAAGATCGATGGCTCTACCTGGTGCAGTACCAAGCGGGCAGCGAAGGCTGGAACTGTGTGGACACGGACACCATCGTGTTCTACAGCCTGCCATATTCCTACCGCAACTTCCATCAAGCCAAGGGTCGCATCGACCGAATGAACACGCCGTACGAGGTGATGAACTACTACATCCTCAAGTCTCGGTCGATCATCGATCAGGCTATCTGGCGTGCTCTCCACCGCAAGAAGAACTTCCAAGCTAGCGCCTTCGCGAAGAAGGCATGGCCGAAAGAGGAGGCACCAAAGCGACGTTTGAACTAGTCGCGAAGCTGTGTGTGGTACATCCACTCACAGTTTTGTCACTGGGCAGGAAAAACCTGTCTTATAATGAAGAGAGTACCATATGTCTACGCTGAAATCAGAGATATGTGATCACGTACTCCCTTTTTTTCTCTGTCCACCCAGGAGGTGAGATGAAAGAACGCGACTATCAAGAGTACCTGGTCAAAGAGATCTACAAACTCATGCCAGGGAAGAAGTTGGTGGACACCATCGTCATCATCAACGACCCGAACTACATTCAGGGAATACCTGACCTCACGGTGTTGCACCACTCCAAGTGGGCGTTCCTCGAGGTGAAGCTGTCGGAGAAGTCCAAAGAGCAGCCGAACCAAAGATGGTACGTGGGCAACTGGCGTCAATACGTGTTCACCGCTTTTATCTACCCCGAGAACGAGAAGGAGGTGCTTCTTGCGCTTCAACAAGCACTGGTCGGTTGAGGGCAAGCACGCCTTCCTCGGTGCCAGTAAGTACCACTGGATTCGCTACGATCTCGACAAGATGAAGCGGATCTGGGAGAACAAGTTCAAGTCGGAAGAGGGAACGCGCAAGCACAACCTCGCTGCCTTCTGCATCCGTGAAAAGGTGCGCCTGGAAGACAACGGCTCGACTCTTTCTCTCTACGTCAACGACGCCATTGGGTTCAAGATGACGCCCGAGCAGGTGCTGTTCTACAACGACGATTGCTTCGGAACGGCTGACGCCATTTGCTTCCGACAAGGCATTCTTCGTATTCACGATCTGAAGACCGGTGTCCATCCCGGTGCACAAGATCAGATCATGATCTACTTCGCGCTGTTCTGTCTCGAGTACGACATCAACCCGTACGACATCGAGATGATCGGCCGCATCTACCAGAACAACGACTTCCTCGAGTTCATCGCGGATCCGTCTGAAGTCAAGGAGATCATGACCACCATCGAGCAATTCACCAAGGAGATCGACGCGATGAGGGCGGTGATGCTGTGAGCGAACGACTCAACCCCGAGCTGATGCACTACGGCATCAAACGCAAGTCCGGTCGCTACCCGTGGGGTTCGGGTAAAGATGCGTACGGTCGAAGCAAGAGCTTCTATGCGATGATCGACGAGCTGAAGACCGGAAACCCCAAGATTCCCGAAACCGAGATCGCCCAGGCAATGGGTCTTTCGGTTGCTGACCTCCGTGCCACCAAGACGATTGCGAAGGATGTGATCGTTCAGGAGCAGACCGCCCGAGCTGTACAGCTCAAGGAGAAGGGTGTCAGCCTCGACGTCATCTCGAAGGAGCTGGGCATCCCGAAGCCCACGGTCCGTCTTCGTCTGAAGAATTCGGAGAATCTCAAGCAGTCCAAGCTCGCGAACACTGTGGATGTGGTTCGTGCGGCTGTCGACAAGCACAAGATCGTCGATGTGGGTAAGGGTGTCGATTTGAACCTCGGCATCGCTGACACCAAGCTCAACGCTGCTCTTTCGGTACTTCGCGATGAGGGATACGAGACCTACAACCTCCAGACCCGAAATGTCGGTACCAACCACTTCACCAATCAGCGAGTCATCGTTCCACCGGGAACCGGTTTCGGCGGAGCCAAGAAGATGGCAAACGACATCCACACCATGGGTGAGTGGACTGAGAACGACGGATTGACGTACTTCGGAATTCACGACCCGATCTCGATCTCGTCGCGGCGCATTCGGGTCGTTCCCGAGAGCCTGGAGGATGGAACGGTCTACGTTCGTCCTGGAGTCAAGGATCTGGACATGGGTAAGAACACTTACGCTCAGGTTCGGATCATGGTGGATGGATCTCACTACATCAAGGGAATGGCGGTCTTGAAGCACGACCTTCCCGATGGTGTGGATCTCGAGGTGCACTCCAACAAGCCGAAGGGCACTGCGAAGCTCGACGCACTCAAGCCTCTGAAGACCGTCAAGGACGACAAGGGTAATGAGGTCATCGACAAGGACAATCCGTTCGGGTCGATCATCAAGCGTCAGATCGTGGAGCTCGATTCCAAGGGTAACGAGCGTGTGAAGTCCGCACTGAACCTCGTCAACGAGGAAGGTGACTGGGAAGACTGGCGAAAGTCGATTCCTTCTCAGGTTCTGGCTAAGCAGCCCCACTCACTCATCAAGTCGCAACTGCAGACCACGCGGGATGACATCCGCAACCGTTTGGCCGAAATCGACAAGATCACGAATCCTGTGGTCCGGAAAGCGGCCTACGAGGACTTTGCCGACAAGGTGGACTCCGATGCGGTAGATCTTCGTGCTGCGGCCATGCCGCGTCAACGCACGCAGGTCATCATCCCCATGACGAAGATCAACAAGGGTGAGATCTATGCCCCGAACTTCGAGACTGGCGAGAGGGTCGTACTTATTCGCTATCCCCATGGTGGAAGGTTTGAGATCCCTGAAGTCACTGTCAACAACAACAATCGAACGGCTAAGCGCCTTCTCGGTAATGCCGTCGATGCCATCGGGATTCACCCCTCTGTGGCAGAACGCCTTTCAGGAGCTGACTTCGATGGAGACACCGTCGTCGTCATCCCCAACAGAACCGGGAAGATCAAGGGCGTCGAGTCAATGGGCGCCTCACGCAAGGTCTTCGACGACGCTCTGAACAACTTCAACGCTAAGGACGAGTACGGCGGCTTCGTCAAGTCAGGAGTCGACAAAGACGGCAATGACATCGGCAACTTCAAGCTGATGCGAAACACGGGCAAAGAGATGGGTGTCATTACGAACCTGATCACTGACATGTCCGTGCAAGGTGCGAAACCCGAACACATCGTTCGTGCGGTCAAGCATTCTATGGTCGTCATCGACGCTGAGAAGCACAAGCTCGACTACAAGCGGAGCGAGGAAGTCAACAACATCGCTCAGTTGAAGGAGCTCTACCAGTCACATCCAGGTACGGACAAGAGGCCTGGTGGTGCAACAACCCTTCTCTCTAGGGCTACCGCTACAGATAGGGTGCCTGAATTCAAGGATCGTCCTGCTAAGGAAGGTGGCCGTATTGACCCCGAAACGGGTCGCATCGTTACGGTACCTACTGGTAGGACGCGTTCTGTCTTTGACAAGAAGACAGGTACGTACCTAGATGAGAAGACCCCTGTCATGACCGAAGCTAAGCGTCTTGCCCTTACGGATGATGCCCACACTTTAGTACGTGACAAGGCCGATCCTGTGGAACGTCTCTATGCAGATCATGCTAATGAGATGAAGGCCATGGCAAACGCTGCCCGATTGAAGGCTGTCAGAACTCCAAGTCCTAAGATCAACCCTAAAGCAAGGGAGGTCTATAAGGACGAGGTGGCTAAGCTGACTGCCGACCTCAAGAAGGCACAGGCACAGAAGCCTCTCGATAGACGGGCCGATGTGATTGCGGGTGCTGTGGTCAAGCAGAAGATGCAGGATGATCCCACTCTGCGCTACGATTCCGATAGGAAGAAGAAGACAGAGCGTCAGGCTAAGGCTGCAGCACGTGCACGCCTAGGCCTTGAGAAGCCCGTCATTGAGATCAGTGACAGGCAATGGGACGCCATCCAATCAGGTGCCGTTAGCTCATCAAGGCTGAGGGACATCCTGACCTATGCAGACAAGAAGAGGGTTGCTGACCTGGCCATGCCACGCACCAACCCTGTGATGACGAGTGCTATCAGTGCTCGTGCTCGTGCCATGCTAGCTGCTGGTAACACAACAGCTGATGTGGCTGCTGCATTGGGCATCCCTGCATCAACGCTGAGGGCTGCTGCCTTGAGAGGTGAGGTGTAATGGCTGAATTCATGTTGAGTTTGGCCTCCAACCCCTACGACCCATTCGAGGAGTACGACTTGTGGAAGAACTTCGATACACAAGAAGGCTATGACACAGCTGGACTGTTTGCTCGAGTGCTGAGCACATCGGATGATCTCTCACAAGAAGACCAAGCGTTGGCCGAGGAGCAAGCCATCGAGTCGATCCTCTCGAACGTGTCCTTCCAGGGACTGTACAAGAAGGTCGAACGCAAGACGTAAACTCAAATTTGTTTGATGGGGGGGAGGGGTCGAAAAAAAATACCCCTCCTCTCCATCGCCGCTGTCCTCCATATTTCCCCGGAGGGACACTATATTTGAACTATCAACCTCAGATGAGGAGGTGAAAGTAGTGCCAAAGTCTGCCAGCAGCGGGGAAAGGTCACCCGAAGAGGTACCCATCAAACTCCCACCGGCGAGAACCAGGGAGAGACGGGTCCAGCAGCTGGTGGTTCAGGCTGAGAACCTCATTGAGGAGCGCATCCGTAAGGGTACTGCTTCACCGACCGAGGTTGTCGCGATTGTTCGGCTTGGCACGGCGCAAGAATTGGCCAA